CACCCAATTCGGGGAAAACGGCTTATAGACGCTCCATCAAAGGCATCCCCGTTGTTGATTACTGCTTTAAGTCCCTCAACATTTTGAATAGCCCAAATCAATCCACGATAAGCAGCAGTCTTGATACCAGGCCAAAAGTGGGCATCTGAAAATACAATTACCGTACCATTCTCAATGCCTAAGTTAACTCGTAATGGTTTGGGTGCAATCATGTCTTTTACCTCCACCGTATCCATGTTTTCTTTGTAATAAGCCTCTAATCTATTTCTTCTACTTTGTACCCCTCTGACAGACAATCCAAGGTTTTTGGCCATAATTGTGGGGTTTTTATTGAACATCTCAAACAGAGTAATAAACTCCATGTCGCTGTAGAACTTCATAAATGCTTTCTCCAGTAAAGAGTATATTTACCCCCCCACGGAATTGTGGGATTGAACAATTTAAAACCGCATGAAATTAATGAATTTGATGATGCTGGGTTGTCTGTTGTGTCTGTGATTAACCAATTCCATCCCAAGGCTCTTGCCTTACGTTCTCTCGCTTTGATAAGTTTCTTTTGTATCCCCTTGCCACGAAACGCTCTAGCAACTCCGCTACGACATAAATAACCACAATCGCCCCAACGAGCGCTAGGTACAAGCCCACAAAAACCAATACAAACGTCTCCATCAAAAGCTCCCCACCAATAACCTTTTGACACATCGTAAACCTCATCTTGGGGTAAACATTGTTTCTGCATCTTATTTAAAAGATGTTCATGAACAAAATTATCCAAGGCTTTGATTTTCATGAAGTTATTGTCCTCAACTAGTGTGACATATTTACGAAAAAAAAGGGAGTCTAAAACTCCCTTGTTTACTTATGAAAATCTAACTGTATATCCTTGTGCCTTGTTTATCAATTATCAACGCTTGCCGTCTAGGTTTGCCGTTTGGCTCATTTGGCACGCTAATATGCGTCCAACGGTCAAACTCACGAATGATTTGGTCATAAGGTATGTCGGACGCTATGACGGCCTTTACAACCTCATCAGGGGTCATGCCAGGCACACGAATATCAGCAGCACACCCAATACGATGCTGAGAAGTGTCTTTACTTCCGACTGCGTCATTAACCTGTTTAGACCTAAACGCTGAGTTAACCATAATTGGCTTATCGCCCAAAAGTCTTTTAACCTGTTCAAGTAACTCTGCCAGACGTTTAAGATTGTTCTTTTCAAGGTCATTAGGTTCATTTGTAAACTCCCTGTGGTCAGTTACTGTTAATTCTTCTAATGTAAAATTTTTGGTAAGTGTTGTCATTTTGGTACAGAATTGTGAATCATGGTATCTTTGGCCTGTGAACCAGCAGAACTTCCAAAGTAAAAACTGAGAACAAGCATCAAAGCACCGTCTAAAGTACCCAACACACGGGCTATAAGCTCACGCATTGAGCTATCAATAATGTGCGTTAACAAGAACCATTGCACGATTGCCCACGCCAATACAATCATAATTGACAGGGTAGGCGGTACATAGCTTTGGGTGCTGATCTGCATTTGTCTAGCAGAAGTACGGTCAGCTACCGCTAACTTCTCAAAGTCCAAACCCATTTCTTGTGCTCTAGCTTTAAGAGCAATCTCAGCAGTTTGTAATGATGCTATTTGGTCAGCAGTCATCTTGCCTGAATTGATAGTTTCTTGAACTTGGGCAGGGTCAACGCCAATAGCTTTAGAAACGGCCTCAACCGCCATACCCGCCAATGGACCACCCAAAGCCGTGGCTATCGTAGGTGCTATAGTCTTTAACCAATCCATATTTACTCCTTAAGGTCGTATTTGGGTTTTATTCTTCAATGTGGTATTTGGACTTTTGGTAACTTCTATATACACTGTATTCCACCAAAACAAAGGTCAGTACCCATATAAGAACTGATACGCATATAGCGGCTCGTACACTATATTTCTCGATGAGAACTTCCCGTTTTCGTTTAGCCAGTTCAATAGCCTTTTTTTTTGACGCTCCAACTCATTGCGTTCTTTTTGAACAACTTGGCGCATCTTGTCGAATTCTTCCCAAAGACCTGGCAAACCAATCTGATAAATAATCATCTCTCTCAATTCGGTTTCCATTTTTTGCAACTCTCGTGTACGCATCACACGATTCATCGCTTCTTCATTAACATTTATATTAACTTTTGGAGTATCTTTAGCTTCTTTTTCAGCAGCGACTAAATCTTCTTTGTGTTGAAAAAAACGCCCTAAATGGCCAGTAATCTCACCAATGATCTGCGATACATCCTTACCATCTTCTTTGAACTGTTGGTATATCTCCACGGCATTCCTGATGCCTTCATGGGCTAATTTACAGCCCTGATATACCGCCATTAACTCAATCATTTGAATAACTTTTCACCAAGAAAATGAAGTAACCCACCAAACAATGATGCTAATGTCATTCCAACCCAAAGGCCACCTTTTGACTTATTGGCCATAGCTAATAGACATTTAATGTCCGTTGACATTTCAGATACTTGAGTTTCAAGCATCTCAACTTTAGCAATCAATTGGCCATATTGGATTGGATCAATGTTGTTCATGTTATGTCTTCTGTATAAAGGCTAACGCATAGTAGAGAGGGTTATTTGTTCCTGAACTGGTTACAACACCGCTAGATGCAAAACCACCGTTGTTACCGACTGAGTAAGAATTACCAGCACCAACAACAAATCTGTCTCTTAAGTCAGGAGTACCATTAGAGCCATTACAAAGAACATAACCAGTAGGAATAGAACCAATAGACCCGCTCCACATAATGATTCCGCCTGCTGGTACGGCAGAGACTGACGGGGTTGTTCCAATAATTCCATATAGGTTATCAAGTGTTTGAATGACATTGTTTGATGAATCAGTAATAATAAATTTGTAGTTATAACCGCTTGTAAACCATATCTCAGATGGCGTTCTGCCGTCCGTACCCAGTACGATAGGGTTGGTGTTAGCCGTTGCGCCTGAACTGTCTGTATAGGTCGCTTGGGGCGTGCTAGAACCTGCTTGGTAAGTATAGATATACCCACCAGCCAAAGGTACGTTAGGAATTGTGCTTGATAGAAATTGGAAACCATTTCCTACGGGTGATAGATTGACTGCCATTATTGTTCCTCTTTAATTTTTTCATTAGCATTTAATAAATCAGCTAACCTATTCATGTTAGTTGGATTTATTTTAACGTTTGAATATTTATTTACTTTTGAAGCAACGTCAGCACCTTTACGTGCTACTTTTCCACCAGCATACAATGCTTCTCCTACTAATCTAGGTGTTTGAAATGGTATAGCAGCCAAGTAAGCTGGATTAGCAAATGATGCAATACCAGTAGCACCTTCCAATGTTCCTGCTAAACCTCTTGCTGTTGTTGAACTAAGAGCTTGTCCTGACAAAGCATTTATAAAAGGTTTGCCACCTTCTTTTTCAAGTTGTTGGGCAAGACTTAACCGATTACCATAATTTGTGTTGACATTGTTTCTTGTCAAACTTTGTAATTTACGAATTGCCGTGTCTGCTGATGCTCTGTTTCCTAATGATAAAGCTCTTTCAATTTCATGGATTTGATCTGAGGCTTCAGCATAATCTTTCATTACTTCAGCATATTTAGGCGCTTGTGTAGAAATTGTGCCTTTAATTGAATTGTACAAATTGCCACCAACCCTGTTAGCATTTTGTTCTTCATAAGGTACACGTTGATTTATAGCGCCAATTCTTTGTTTAAGCGCATCTAAACCTTCGGGTGTATGGTAAATGCTAGGACTAGATGATTTCCAATCTTTAATTTCTTGTTCAATAGCATCAATATGGGCATTTGCTATATCATCTTTAACTTTTGTTCCATATCTAACTTCTTTTTTAGCATCAAGCAATGCTTTGTCAATGTCTTTAAAATCTAAAACTGATTTGTCTTTAGAAATATCTACAAAACCAGAACGATATGCGTTGCTTTTATTTTGACGCATTACATTCAAGTTTTCTTTTGCGTTTAACAAAGGTTCATTGATTGGCGCTTCACCACGCAAATGCTGACCAAATGATTTATCACCTGCAAAACCTGACTTAGCAGCGTTTGCAATATTTTCTGGGCCAGTACCAGTTAACATACCTAAAGCAGGTTTACCAACCGCAGTAGCTAATTTAGTAGTTGCAGTAATTGGATTTGTAATATCGGCAACAGTTTGTATACCACTCACAATTTTAGATGGTACACCTAACTTACTAGCTAAAGAACCACCGCCAGATAACAAAGCAGAAATGTCTGACGCAACACCAACTGGGTCTTGTGCTAATGCTTGTTTGAAACCTTCGCCACTACCATAACGTTCTTTATAAAACTGACCTACTTGGTTAGCTTTTTCAACAGCTTGGTTAATAGCTTCTGGATGTTGGTCTAATCTATCAATTAAATCAACAATTACTTTAGGTGTTACATTTTTTAAACCACCTGCGGCTATATCTAAAACATTTTTACCTGTTTCTAACGGATGTGTAACGGCTTCATAAATACCTTTGCCAAAATTAATAGCACTTTGGGGCGCATTTGTAACGGCTTGCACAGGAACATCCATCCAAGATAATTTGCTTTCTTCAGGAGTGTTTTGAAATATTGATGCAAAGTTCTCTGGTGTAATGGCTTTATTAGTTTGTGATTGTGCGCCTTCATTGACAATTGAAAATAAGTCATTAGCAGATATTAGTTTTTTATCGGCCATTATTTACTCCCACTTACCAAATCTTCCAGCATTTGTTTTTTATCAAACAATTCTTGAATTTCTTTGTTTGACATTCCTTTAAATTCTTTTGTCAAATGTTGACGGTCTAATTTTGATAATTCATCAATTGATTTTGTACCAATTACACCTAACAAATGTGTAACTTTAGGGTCATTGTTTAATTGATTAAATTCGTTTTCAAACTTGTTTATTTTAGCTAAATTTGGTTTATTAGGATCACCTTGGTTTTTCAATATGCCTTGGTTATACAACCTTTGTGATGCCAATAATCCTTTGTCGTTATAAATTATGTCAAGCAAAGCTGGTTTAGAAGTTCCAAACGAACCATAGGCTGATCTTTGTGAAGATTGATCTTGATTAGTTCTAGCAGATTCTTGTCTAATTCTTTGTTCAAGATATTTAATTACTTCTTGTTGGTCAGAATTTAAACCAATTCCACCAGTTTTATTAGCAATAGCATTGGCAATTGGGCCAATTTCTACATTTTTCTTTTCTAATAAATTTAATATTTTGTTGTTGGTATATTCTTGATTGGGTACAGAATCCCTATTTGCCATATTCATTTCTTTATTGGCAAATGATGGTAAACCAGACAATCTTGCAGTTCTAGCTTTATAAGCATCATAAGTTTCATCTTGGCTTCGTTGTAAACCACCTTTGGCTTCAAAACTAGTACCAAGATTTGATTGAACACCACTTGGCTGACCTAATCGCAAACCAAGTTGTGATTGATTGGAATTGTTCTGCATATTTGGCGGCAATATGCCACCTTGACCACCGCCTGCTCCACCACCACCAATAATGCCAGGCGCACCTGTTTCTGTTGTGTAAGTTTGGGGTGCTAATGTTTTTCCAGATAATTTTTGGCCAAATTGAATAGCTGGGGGTAAACCTGCTACTGACGGTGTAGTAATTTTTTCTTTAAATTCTCCACCAATATCTTGTACTTCAGCTTTAGGTGATAAAGCACTTTGTTGCTGTTCTGGACTTAACATGGATTGGCTTGCACGAATTAAGTCTTGTCTAACGTGTTCGCCTTTTCCTGTCATTGAATATGGAACATCATAAGCATCAATAACACGATGTAAATCTTTATTATCAGGATTTTGATCTTTTAATCTTTTTAATTCATTACGAACAATTTCTGGATCATTTACACCACTTCTACCTAATATTCCAAAAACATTAGATACCATTTCACGTTGTTTTTGCGTAAGATTTTGTTTACCTTCAATGGCACTAGTTTGAGCTGTACCAAGTTTTGTTAAAGTATCAATAGCCGCTGCACCAGTTAAAGGTGCAATTTTAGGTATTACAGCATTTATTTTGTCTAAATCGACACGACCATTGGTTGACCAATTATTAGGATTGCTTTGGAATTCCATTAAAGCACGTTTTTCTTTATTACTTTGTAATAAAAACTCTAATTCTGATTTAGCTTTTTCTACATCAGTTGGTGTTTTTGCTCTTGATTGTTCAAGTTCTAATTGTTTTGCTTCAATTTCTAGTGGTGTATTAGCTCTTGCTTTTTGTGTTTCTAATTGCGCCCTTTCCAATTGCAAAGGCATCAATTGCTGTTGCTGTTGGAAATTCTGTATATTAGAAATGCCGCCAATCAAATCGTTTAACGATGTTTGTTTAGTGGTTGGATAATCTGTAAATACTGGCATGATCTATCCTTATGCTAAATTTGGTGCTGTTGGCTTAATCAAAGATGTTAACAAGGCAGTATTGCCAATGTTACTCAATGCGTTTTGCGTGTTGACGGCCTGTGCTGTCGTTGCACCAGCTTGTGATGCCGCTAATCCTGTTGTGACATTACCATAGGTGTTTGCAAGGCTTGAGCCTACAGAACCTAATTGACCCAATGATGTACCGCCAAGACCAGCTTGCTGTGCCAAATTACCAAATATGTTTTGACGTTGTGTTTGATAATTGTTAAACGCATTTTGATACGCATTGCTTGCATAATTCTGATTGAATGTATTTAAACCTTGTAGCGTATTACCTGATATTTGCCCACCACTAGCATTAGCCAAATTACGATTAGCCCCTGCCCCTTGTGCAAGCATAAAGTCATAATTAGGTGCTAGACCAGCCTGTAAATCTTGAGCATTGAATTGATGTGTTAAGTAATCATTTCCTGTGCCAGTTTTGTTGACTGTACCATCAGGATTCATTATGTTGTATGTGCCTGAACCTAATGACCCTAATGTGTTTGTTGCCTGAACGCCTAATTGTTGATATGGGGCTTGAAGTTGGCCATAAGTTTTACCAAAATCAGATATTGCACTTTGTGCGGCTTGTCCAGCTTGTGCTTGTGTTCCTGCCGCATTAGCAATGGCCTTATTGGTACTTAATGCGCCTAATGTATTTAATACGCTACCACCAATTAAAGCATTTTGTGGGGTTAGTAAAGATGTGGCTGGTGCAACACTATTTAAAGGCGTGGTAACAGTACCACCATTGGGTAAGGTTGTTGTACCGTTAGTATTGATTGTTCCCCCACCTGGTGCAATTGCCGTTCCACCTGTTGCTACGTTATAGCCTGATGAAGCGCTATTTAATGTACCGTTATTAACCAATGTTCTGACTTGATTAACATCTAATGTTGTGGTTTGATTAGTTGATGGATTAATTTGTAT